GCCTTTATTATCTCGCTGTGAGTATTTTGGAAAAGACAAGCAAATGCATCCAGGCGAGTATATGTTTACGATGGACAATTGTCACAGAGATAAGAACGTATTAGACCAAAATTTCAGTGAGCACGATCCAGAACATAAGTCATTTAATCTTATTAAGCTTGATAATGGTCAGTTCGCCGCTCAACCAAACAACAGAGTCATATGGCGTGATGCGAGTCTGACACCTGATGAACTACTACAACCTGACTTTAAAGTATGCACGCAGAACTATGCAGTTGAAGTCGAACCGAAGTGGTTTGTTGGTCATACAAATGAGTAGCAATACAAAACAAAAGATGAAGAAGAAGATTATGCAGCGATGGATAAGAGTTACAAAGATGCATTGGCTGATTACACATTGAAGAGAACGGATAATGAACGATATCGACACAGAAAAAAAGTCGCTAAGCGAAGAAGAAATTCAGAATCTAACGTCAAGCGAATTGACGGAGATAGCTGAAGCCCACGACCAGATATTTGAAGCAGTAACACCAAAAAATACCGTTGACTGGTATCTCAAGTGGGCATCAAGCATAATTATATTAGGAGCCATTACAGTTCGTGCATCAGGTGTGCCTGAACTCATATGGCTTGATATGTTATTGTCATGGATTGGAGCTGTAGGATGGTTTATTGTTTCCTACATGTGGAGAGACCGAGCATTGATTCTTTTAAATGGTGTTATCGGAGTCGTCCTGTTTTCAGGCCTAATCAACTATTTTTTCGGGAACTAAAATGTCAGTATTCCATACAGAAAAGATCGACTTTACAACACAACCAGCATTCTTTGGTCCTCGTGTAAACATTGCGCGATATGACAAGCAACGTTATCGTATCTTCGAGACGCTGACCGACAAACAGCTCGGTTTCTTTTGGCGTCCTGAAGAAGTGGACATTAGCCGTGACAGTAAAGACTTTAAGAATTTGACAGAACACGAACAACATATCTTTACGAGCAATCTGAAACGTCAGATCTTGCTCGACTCGGTTCAAGGCCGCGGACCAGTGGAAACGTTTATGCCACTCTGTTCGTTACCTGAATTGGAAAACTGGCTTGTGACTTGGGCATTCAGCGAGACTATTCACTCTCGTTCGTATACTCACATTATCCGTAACGTCTACCCAGATCCGTCGAAGGTATTTGACGAGATGTTGGATATTCAGGAAATCGTTGATTGCGCCAAGTCCATTTCTAAGTACTACGATAATCTTGCAGAGAATCCAAGCGAGAAAAATCTGTGGTTGGCTTTGAATGCTGTGAACGCCCTCGAAGGTATTCGTTTCTATGTGTCATTTGCATGTAGTTGGGCATTTGCTGAGCTAAAGAAGATGGAAGGCAATGCAAAGATCATTAAGTTCATCGCACGAGATGAGAATGTACATATGGCATCAACACAACAGTTGATTAAGCTGTTACCGAAAGAAGATCCAATCTATGCCCAAATTGCTATAGATACACAAGACGAAGTAAAACAAATCTTCCGTGATGTTCTCGATCAAGAAAAAGCATGGGCCGAATATCTATTTAAAGAAGGTTCGATGATTGGTCTGAACGCTGAGCTCTTGGGTGAGTATGTGGAGTGGTTGGGTAATAAGCGTATGTATGCCATTGGCCTTTCTAATGAGCGTGGCGGATCAGATCCGCTGCCATGGACACAGAAGTGGATTAGCGGTGCTGAAGTACAAGTTGCACCACAAGAAACAGAAATCACCTCGTATATTGTAGGTGGTATTAAGAAAGATCTAGACGATGATACATTTAAGGACTTTTCGTTTTGATAGATTTCGCTTCGCAGGTTTTTACTAATCTTTTTGTCTCTGATTTTAAAAAAATAGATAGAAACTCCAGGAAAAATTGGAATATCTTGCACATCGGAGATACCCATATACAAGATTGGAATAGTGTAAAAACCTTGCTCGATCATGAAGATATACATGAAAGACCGAAAAATATGGATGAATTGTATAGGTATCTAGGGTTTTTGCATGTAGATATAGTCAATATAAACGACTTCGAAAATTGGTGTGTAAGTGATAAAAAATATGATTTTATTTTTAATTGTCATAGTTCTGATGCTTTTTTGGATCAAATAAAATTTCATGAAGCACTATATAATTTAAGTAAAGATCAATCAAAAATTTTACATGTAGTACCATACTATTCTCCATTTGAAATGGGTTTCTATTCATTTAATCCAGTATTTTTTGCGAGAATGTCCGAGCATTTTAATTATGCTATTACACAATGTCATATAGGTAGTCAATCATCCACTATTTTACAAAAAATAGAGATAGTAAACGAAATATCACGCGAAAGATATTCACAACGTCATTTTTTAGACAATAAAACAACTGTAGACAAAGGCTACAACGGACCAGTTTTTATATCAGTAGTTTTCGAAAAGGGTAGATTAGATGTATAAGAAGACGATCAATTGTAAATCGTGCGAAGTAAAATGCGATGTGATCATTCGGCAATCTAACTTCGATGACGAAGAGATGCCTATTGAGTTTTGTCCTATTTGTAGTGCAGCAATTGATGATCAACAATTTGAATATGATGATGACATGGAGTTAGAGTGGTGAGAGATAGTATTAGTTCCGCGTGGGATCGTAAGTTCTTAGAATTAGCAAAACACATTTCAACATGGTCGAAAGACCCGTCTAAAAAGATTGGTGCTGTTGCTGTTGGCCGTAATCGCAATATTCTCGCCACTGGATATAATGGATTTCCAAAAGGAATACAAGACACCGAAGAAAGACTGAATGACCGTGAGACAAAGTATGAGCTCGTGGTACACGCTGAAATGAATTGTATATATAATGCTGTAGAGAATGGTGTTTCACTCAAAGGTGCACATCTCTATGTTTACGGATTACCTATCTGCCACGAATGTGCAAAAGGTGTAGTACAAGTTGGTATAGGTAGAATAATAATAGAAGATACAGCATGTGATATACAAAGGTGGTCAGACAGTTTTGACAAATCAAAAAGAATCTTCCACGAAGGTAACGTCGTCGTTAACTACTGCAAGCTATGAAAATCCTTGGATACACTTACTAGAAGGTTGGGCCCTCGAAAGTGAGCATGTACAAGATTATTATGGTATGGTATATTTGTTAATTAATAAAGAAACTAAGCGCAAGTATATCGGTAAGAAGTTTTTTTGGAGTAAGAAGACACTGCCTCCTCTCAAAGGTAAAAAGCGAAAGAGAAGATCATTAGTCGAATCAGACTGGAAAAAATACTACGGATCAAATCAACAACTCAAAGACGAGCTCGCGAATGGTGCAGAGTTTGAACGATATGTTGTACAGTTATGCGAAACAAAAACGGAATGTGCATACTGGGAAATGGATTATCAAATACGCTGTGAAGCTTTGCTTACAGAAGAATACTACAACGAATTTATTGGCGGAAAGATAAATGGAAAATGGCTAAAGAAAAAGAACACATAGTAGTTTTTACGCAAGAAGGTTGTCCTCCATGTGATATGCTAAAAATGTATATCGAGCAAAAAGGTGTAAACTGCGAAGTGATTGAGGTAGATACAGATATAGAGCGTAAAGTGTTGCAACAAATATTCCCAGATATCGCAGAAGTGGGATTTCCGTATGCAATCGTTAATAATCGTTATGTACATGAATTGATGTTATATTTGGAGAGTGGATTATAATGTTAGATGTTTGGAGAGTAAAAAAGACCCGTGAGATCGTTTATCCTATGGGTAAGCAAGATAATAACTATACTTTATGTTTATTCAGACATAAAAATCAAACCAAAGCTGGTAATTACGGAAACGTTCGCGCTGTACGTACTGACAATTTGATTAAGGATCGTGAAAATGGCTGAGATTTTAGGTGGAGAATTTGTCCGCAATGAAACAAATCAAAAATCCATGGGAGGTACCGAACAGTTAACTATGAAAGTCGCTGAGCGATTGGATAAAAGTCTCTTGGAAGATTTTCAAATTGTTTCTTCACGTTTTCGCGATCTCGACGAAGATAAAATTCGAATATTTTGGGCTCATGATTTGCCCGGCGATCCTGAGTCAGAGTTTTTAGCCACAGATCATGGTAAAATGAAGTTTCACAAATATGTTTTTGTCTCAAATTGGCAGATGCAAGGGTATATTGCTCGCTATGGCTTAAATCACTCTGATTGTATTGTATTGAAAAACTTTATTGATCCAATCGATGAAGTAGAAAAAGATAAAGAAAATATCAATATCATTTATCATTCTACACCACACAGAGGTCTAAATATTTTAGCAGCTGTATTTGACAAGTTATGTGAAAAATATGATAACATACATCTTGATGTTTTTTCGTCTTTTAAATTGTATGGTTGGGATCAAAGAGATGAACAATATAAGAGTGTGTTCGAAGCTCTCGAAAAAAATCCTAAAGTAACGAATCACGGGACTAAATCAAATGATGAGATAAGAGCAGCGCTGCAAAAGTCTCATATTTTCGCTTATCCTACCACATGGCAAGAAACATCTTGCTTGTGTTTACTCGAAGCGATGTCAGCTAAAAATCTCTGTGTACATTCTAACTATGGTGGTATTTTTGAAACTGCTTCTCATTGGACTAATATGTATCAGTATAACGAGAAGCCGACAGCACATGCCGCAGCATGCTATAATATGTTAGATCTTACTATCGAAAATTTTAACGATATGTATTTGAACACACAGCCATCAAAAATATACACTGATACTTTTTATAGTTGGACAAATAGAAAATCAGAATGGGAAGCTCTACTTAACTCATTAAAAGTAGCTATTACAGATCGATCTATTCCAGATCCACCGCCAGAGGTTTTTACATATAGCACAACATAATATAAATAATATTATGAGCAATGTAATAGAGTTTCCGTTAGATCGTAGGATCGAACAGATGGCCATCGCAGATGGTTTCGCCAACTATTCTGTGTCAGAATCTGCAGAAATAGAAACAGAAGAGTTTTTAAGCGAACTATTATCTGAGATGCATCGATCTGCGTATGATATCTCAAATGAAAACTTCGTCTACGATATATCATTCTTATACGAGACATTGAAGTCACTCATGTATAAAATGAACGATGTTTATCATCCAATCCAAGATTTTTCGAAAAGTTTATACAGCGATATGGTATTGCCAGATTCGCCTCAGCTGGAATTTGATTTTTAGGTTTACAAGGCCACTTTTATTTGGTAGAATATACCAGTAAATAAGTGGAGTTTAACAGTGATTATTTTAGATTACAACCAAGTAGCCCTTGCCAACCTTATGGTCAGCGGCCCAAAGAATGTTCAAGTGAACGAGGATTTGCTACGGCATATGATCCTCAACTCAATTCGCTCAAACAAAGTTAAGTTCGAACAAGAATTCGGCGAGCTAGTCATTGCTTGCGATGCTACGTCTAACTGGCGCAAACAGTTTTTTCCGTACTATAAAGCGAATCGCAAGAAGAATCGACAAGATTCTGGACTCGATTGGAATGAGATCTTTCGTGTGCTAAATATGGTCCGCGATGAACTCGCCGAATTCTTTCCCTATCCCACTGTCCGTGTAGAACATGCTGAAGCAGACGATGTCATTGCTACATTGTGT